ACCCGCATGTGTCTCGATATGCCGACTGTCGTACTCGCCCGAGCCGATCGGCCATTCGACGTAGCCACCGTTGAACCAACCGTTCGGGTAGCTTGCGAACGCACCGGAGCTGATGGCGAGGCCGTCCAGGCTCTGGATTGTGGTTTCGACCCTGTGGAGATTGCGATCGACCCCGCACTGGAGCGAGTACAGCGTGGTGGTGCAGGTGCGGCTGTAGGTGTCGATTAGTCCCGGCCTGTCCATCGAACTCTCGATGTCCTGGCAGGTAATGGTGCAGCTATCCAACCTCGGCCACTTGACGCTGGCGATCGAGCCGGTGAAACGGCTGACGATCTCACCATCGCCGTAGTGCATATCGCGCACGCGCAGGTAGATCTCTGCGCTGGGCCTACCGTCTCGCCACGGCTGGGCGACCTCGATGTCGGCCGGTGCAGTGATCACCAGGTTGTCCTGCTTGCTCACCCCGCTCTGGCGGATGCCGTTATCGCTGATACCGCCCCGCAGGGTGCGAAACACCTGGGTGCTCACGGCAATGTCCCTGTCGCTGCTGTTGTAAAGCCACCGCAGCACCCCGCGGCTGAACTCGTAGAGTCGGATCGGCGCCCCATCGGCCTGCGAGAACTCGCGGCTATCAAAACTCATCGTCACGCTCCTCGCGAAAAACCGTTGCCCAGGCGGCAACGCCTTCGCTGTCGGTCATGTGTTCGATCTCCTGCACGTCACTCTCGAAGCGCATCAGGTTCATCCAGCTGATGCGCGCGATCTGGTGCGGCTGCACCTCGACGCCCAGGGCGCTGTCCAGGCCGACGCGCTCGACTTGGTTGTCGAGTTCGGTCGAACCGATCAGCCGGCGCATGAATACCGAACCGTCGAACAGCTCGATGCGGATATCGCGGCGGCCGGGCTTGCCGTTGCTGAACCGGGTGTAGCCGATGTTCTCGACGTCCATGGTGGTGGCCACCGCCGAAACGGTGGCCACCAGGGTCAGGTCGTGCATATGGCTCGGCACCCACACCGCTTTCTGCCGGCCGCGCATGCCATAGATGAACGAACGCACCAGCGCACGAGCTTCTCGACCGAGATCAAGATGGCGCTGGCCGAGCATCTGCAGAGCGCGGCGCGCAGTGTCGGTGATTAGTGGCTGGGCGAAACCGCTGTCGAGCGTCGAGCGCAGGCGCTGCGCGGCGTGGGTGAGGTTGTCGGTGTCATCCGGCCGTCGATCCCACACCGGCCGCCCTCTATATAAGGTAGCCGGCAGCCACTCCGGCCAGTCGCACGGCTCGACGACCAGGAACTGCACCTCGGCCTCAAACAGGCGATCGGTGAGCTTGCTCAGCGATGGTTCATCGAGCAGCTGCGCCGCCCTCGCAGGATAAAGGCGCGAACCGGCCGCCCAAGCCAACTGGGTGTTGCGCTTGAGCTGTAGGCCGTTGGGGAGTACTTCGAGGATCTCGACCGTCTCCGAGGTGAACGCATCCTCGCCGCGCAGCATGGCCAGGCCGCCGTTTCGGAAATCGAGGTACTGAGTACTGCAGGGGATGAAGTCGACGTCTGCGGCAATGCCGGCATCGAGCAGCTGGATGTCGGGCCAGATCGGAATCGACCAGATGCGATCGCTCCAGCCAAACAACGAGAGATCGAGCAACTGACGCTCGCGGCCCTCAGCGTACATAGGGCCGGTGAACTCACGACGTAGTGCCAGGCGCAACCGACGGCGCTGGCTGACAGCTGACTCGCTCTGCAGGATGTCAGTCGCAGCAGTGAGCGTCTCAGAAATGCCATCGCCCCAGTCGGGAACGAATGTCCAGGCGATGATGCGGTTTGCGGTGATGCGCAGGCCAGCCACACGGCCGTTGTCGAACTCCCAGGCCAACACTGTATCGAGCACAGGTTGGCCGTCTGGTGTGACCGTCACACTCCAGCCCAGCTCCTTCAATGCTGGGAATAGCAGTGGCGGATCGGGCTGGCCACTGACCTCAATTCCTTCGTCTATGCCAGAAATTGCGGTGAGTGTGCGCGGCTCCAGCCAGGCGTTCCACAGATAGACTGGCGTCGTCTGAGCTGAAACGACGTTGCCGAGGTCAATCTGGAGCGGATTGATGTGGATGCGGTAGTAGTAGTCGTCCATGAACGCGCCGAGGCGCTGCGCCTCGATCTCACGGCCGTTGGCCTCCACAGGCCAATGGGTTGTCAGTGCCGACTGCTTCGCGTACCGGCTATCCGATGCATAGGGCGATGGAGCGAACTGGTTGACCCATGCGAAATGCCAGTGGGCGTCAGTTAGGTTCGGGTTATCGACCACGCCTCCTATGGTCGTTTCGACATGATGCCCGCTGAGAACGGCCATAGTTATGGCCCCTCGTAGCGGATCGCCCAGCCTAGTGTGCCCGTGTGATCAACACCACCAGCGGGTACCCCATTCCGATCTACGGAGTTCTTGCGATAGAACGGGAATATTTTCCACCGATCGTCGCCCAGCGAAATTACCTGCCCCGGTGAGTAGTTATCGACCCGTGTATAACGCGCATTGGCTAGATCAGCCACCATGCTGATCTTTGACTCTTTCCTGATTTTGTATGCCCGAATCGGCAGTAAAACGGCTTCGCTGTTCCATGAGTTTGGCAACAATGAAATCAATGGCGCTATTGGAGCCGGCCCCAGTTTGGGGCCGGTCAGGGTTGTGTTTAGCCACCACCCCTGACCATCTAGGTCGCTCATGACCCACGCATTTCTGTTCGACGTGGGGGCTGCGTTTACTTCCCAAAATATCGCGCCAGTCGTAGCAGGTAGGCCACTACCACCTGCTGTTACGCCCATCGCTATTGAACTGTCCGCAGCTGTTGACCCAAGCGATGCCGCCACATACATACCTGTTCCAGGTTGCCCCAGCACAGACCTACCGAACGCCGCCCACTGGTAGTAGTCGACTGAATAGTTGATGACGAGATAAACCTCGTCATCAAACACGAACACCTCGTATGCCACCGGCCATGTCACTGCCACTGACCCGATCTGCCCTACACGTACAACGTTCGGCATATCGCCGGCTGCCGCGCTCGTACGGCCCAGTAACGTCAGGTACCCACTGACGACCTGCAGCCGTAGAAACAGCACACCTTTGCTCAGCATCTCAGTTGAGCTATCCCACGCCCAACCTTCGCTCACGCACGCGTTGACCAGCGCTGCGTGCAACGCTGCCATGTCATTCGCTGAACCGCTGTAATAGGCCATCAGGCGTCCATCCTTAGTGCGTAGTAATCAGTGAAACCGTTGCGGCCGGCGTCTTGGATCACGACATAGTCAACATCGTCGATGGTCAGGGTGTTTTCGACCGCGTTGTTGAATCCGCTGATGTAGCTGATCCCGTCCAGTGCGCCCCACAGGTTCGCGGTGTTGTCGTGCAGCTCGACGGGTAGCAGGTGGTATACGCTCCCGGTATCGCGCAGCTGTGTTGTACCGGTCAGCGGCACATTCCCCCAGGGATAGCAGTAGGTATTGAGCCAGCCGTCATTGCTGCGCAGCCCAAGGCGGGCCGAATTGCCCTTGTAGCCCATGGTGTGGTTGACGGTCGTATCGCTGAACCGGCGCGCATCAGCGCCCACAAGCATCCCGCTGCACACAACCGGATACGGGTACTGGCTTGGACGGCCGTACGGCAGGCATTTGCCCACGTAGCAGCTTTCATACACCGGCGTGCCCACCTTCATGGCCAGGGCGATGCGCTGCGGGTTCAGGGTCAGCCAGTAGTCGATGCGGTTGTTGTGTGCCGGCACGCCACTCAGACGCGCGCCTGGCTGGGTGTCAAAGCTGTTGCCGGGCACGTAGCCGGTGAACACGCCGGCCAGCAGGTTGTAGTAGTCGGCCGGCTCAGACTGATACGTGCGAAACCCAACGAAGATCTCTTCTTCCTCGGTGTATCCAGCGCCGCGCAGAATCAGCTCGCGGTTGGCCGGCGCGGTGTCGTAGCGCAGCACCGTCCAGCCGTTGTCCGCCGCGAAGTCGCGGATGGTCTCCAGCATTTTGTAGTGGGCGAGTACGCCGCCCGAGTTGTCGACGAAGCTGATTTGATGAGGCATGTCAGAGTCCCAGTAGTTGGCGCACTTCGGCGCCGTGTTGTTGCAGGTAAACCATGAAGTGCTCCTGGCCGGCTTTGCCCCAGGCCATGCCAGCAACGTCCTCGGGGCGCTGCACGGCGTAGAGGTTCACGTTGTTCTTGAGGTTGGTACTCATGGCCTTAGCCGGCTCGGCCAGGCGGGTGTTGCCCAGGCTCGGGGCCGCCAGCGCGGGCGCCGGCACGCCGGCGAGGCCGCCGGTGTTGTGGCGCGCAGCACGCTGCCAGGTGAGGTCGTTGATCGCTGCCCAGCCCCGTGCGTTGATGTCATTGAGCAGATCGAGCATGCCAGGTTGCTGGACCACCGCAGCACGGGTGACGAACTCGTAGTTCGAGAGCCACGTGGGGATGCTGTCGCTGGTGGTGGTGCCAGGGCCCAGGACGTGGCCACCCTCGGCGAAGCCGAAGGCCCCGGTATAGGCCCCGGCTCCTGCCGCGCCGCCAGCGCCTCCGAACATCGAGAGCAAACCCAACCCGCCAGCCCCGGCGCCTGCACCGGCCGAACCGGCGCTGGCAGCTGCCAGGCTCGCAGCAGCAGCCTGGATGGCTGCAGCACCGGTAACCAGGGTGGCCCCCGCCGCGCTGAGCGCGCCGGCGGACGTGGTAACGGCTGCGGCGCCGGTGGTCAGCTCCGCACCTTGTTGCCCGCCGCCGAACAGCCCCATCACGCTATTGGTCAGCCCCTCGGCGATGTTGCGGGCGGCCATCTGCGCCAGGGCATCGGCTACGCTCTGGCCCAGGGCGGTGACGGCATCGCGCAGATCCATGGTGCCGCGGGCCAGTCCAGAAAGCGCCGAGGTCAGGCCGCCCTCGATGCCGGTGCGCAGGGTCTCCTGCAGGAGCGTGGTGGTGGCGCGCAGGCGGTTGGCCTGGGCGTCCAGGTTGTCGAGGGCCTGCTGGGCCGAGGCGCCGATCGCACCAGGCATCTGCGCCATCTCAGCCAGCAGCGGGCGGATCTCCTGCAGCTGGGCATGGGTCTGGCGGTGGATCTCCAGGATGCGCTCGCGAGCGCCTACCTCGCTCAACAGACCGGCCTGCTGCTCGGCCTGCACCGATTGTTCCTGGC